ATGGTACTATTGTTCTAGCACCTCGGATCAATGTGATCGTTATGCTATTTATAATTATTTAGAAAACTCATGGTACTTTGGAACTATGAATAGAAGTGCTTATCAAGATAATGGAGTTGAATTAAATCCTTTAGCTTCTGAATATTTTCCTAATTCTAATATAGCTACTATTACTACTATTAATGGTGTAACTCAAGGAAGAAGTATAATCTATGCTCAAGAATCAGGAGTAAATGCTGATGGTGCTGCTTTACCAGCTTTTATACAATCAGGTGATGGAGATATAGCAGATGGTGAAACATTTAGTTTTATTAATAAAATTATACCAGATTTTCAAAATCAAACTGGTAATGCAACTATTACTTTAAGAGTAAAAGACTATCCTAATGATTCAGCTACAGTAGGAGAAACTTTAAGTGTAAGTAATACTACAAGTTTTTTAAATACTCGTATTCGAGGAAGACAAACTAATGTAAAAATAGAAAATAGTGCTCTAGATGATAATTGGAGATTTGGAACATTAAGAGTAAACATAAAACAAGATGGAAAAAGATAAATATATAATAAGACCAGCTCGTATATCAGATGCTGTTAGAATAAGAGAACTACTTAAAACGTGGCTTACAGAGGCTCCATTTAACTTTGGAAACACTAATAATACTAAAGCTCTTGAAAATATAGTATTTTACATTAAGAATAGTTTTGTTATAGTAGTAGAACATGAAAATATTATTGTAGGAACATTGGCTGCAACAGTTGATGAAACATGGTATAGTGACAAAAAGTTCATGAGAACTTTATGGTTACATGTTAATCCTAAACATAGAAACTTTAGGATCTTTCGTTCTATAATGGTAGTTTTTAAAGAATACGCACTAGCAAATAAAGTAACTGCGATATGCGAAATCTTTCAAGGTAAAGACGTTGAAAGAAAAGATAAAGCTTTTAATAAATTAGGATTTAAAGTTATCGGAGGAACTTATATAGTCAATGGGTAGTATTTTCAAACCAAGTGTTACAACAGTTCAGGCACCATCGCAGTCTCAGACTAGCTATGATATTCCTGAATATTTTAAAGAAATTCAAGAAAGAACTTTAAGACGAGGTGAACAAGAATTTAGTAAACCTTATCAAGCTTATCAAGGTCAACGTATAGCACAGCTTGATCCTTACGAAATACAAGCAGGAAATATTTATCAAAATCAAATAGTACCTCAATCAGGACAGTTAGCAGCAATAGGTCAAGACATTGCTACAGCAGGAGCTCAAACTTATGACACCGCAACAGCTCAAGCTTATGCTAATCCATATGAAGATAGAGTTGTTTCGGGAGCTTTAACAGATTTAAGAGAAGCTTATGGACAAACTCAAAAATCAATGGATGCTTCAGCAGTTGGTGCAGGAGCTTTTGGTGGATCAAGGCAAGGTATTCAAAATGTTTTAGGAGCTGAAAGATTTATAGAAAGTGCTGGAGATACATCAGCTAGATTAAGACAGGCTGGTTTTGAATCAGGAGCTAATAGATTTGCACAAGATAGAGCTACACAAATGTCAGGACTTGGTGCTAAATTAGGTGCAGCACAAAATCAAATAGGTGCATTACAACAAGCATCAGCAGGCCTTGCTGGTTTTGGAACTCAAGCTCGTGGTATTGCTCAAGCAGGACTTGCAGAAGGATATCGTGACTTTATAGAAGAAAGAGAATTTGGTGGTAATCAAGTTAAACAAATGATCGGTGCATTATCAGGTGCTCCTATAAGAAGTTATGGAGAAGAAAGAACTGGTTATACTACAACACCAGTTGCTGGCGCAAGTCCTTTTGGTCAAGTAGCAGGTGCTGCAATGTCAGCATATGCAATGTCAGATATTAGATTAAAAGAAAAAATTAAATTAGTTGGCAAATCTCCTAAAGGAATTAAAATTTATAACTTTAGATATAAAGGCGATGATAAAACATATCAAGGCGTTATGGCTCATCAAGTACCACAAGCTTCAACTCCTAATCAATTTGGTTACTTAATGGTAGATTACAATAAACTCGATGTAGAGTTTAAGGAGGTTTAATGGCGTTATTTTTTGCTGAAAATTTAGACAATAAAGGTGGACTACAAAAAATTAGATTAGACGAAGAAACTTTAAAGGACGAAGAAGTTCAAGAAGCGATAGATGAAAAAGTATTAATGTCTTCATCTGACATGTTAGCAGGTTCAAAAGGAACTATTCCTAAAGAAACAGAAACTGTTGATGAAAAAGAAGTAATTAAAACAGATGATGGTAAATTTTCTATTGATATAAAAGGTGCTTTATCTAATGTAGGAAGTTCTGTCAGTGCTTTTGCAAGTGAAGTTGGTTCTAATTTTGCTGCAATAGCTAAAGAAGTTCCTAAAAGAATAGATGAGGTTGCCGCTGATCCTAAAAGAAGAAAAAATTTTATAAGAGGATTACAAATCATTAATGAATCATCTGGTATTAAACCTATTAGTCAAGCTAAATCTCCATTAGGATCTATTGCAAGTGGATTACTTAAAGCTGAAGCTTCATTTACAGCAGAAGATATCGCTAGATTAAAAGCTCAGAAAAAAGAACCTAGAAGATATCCAAGTCCTGGTGAAACATTACTTACAGATACTTTTAAAGAATATCAAAAAGAAATGAAAATTAAAAAAGATGGATTTAAATCTGTTTTTGATAGATATAACTTAGGTAAAACGGCTGCTTTAAAAAAGAATGAACTTCCTACAGGAGTTCTTAATGCAACATTTAGAGATTTAAAAGGAATATTACTTGAATTAGGTTTAGGAGATAGATATGATGCTTTATCTAAAAAGTTTGAAGGTGATGATTATACGACAATGACTTTACAAGATCAAACTGAATTTAATGATTTATTTCAAGCCGCAACTTTTGAAGGTGTAGTTCAAGACGTTAAAAAATTATATCCTGTATCTAATAAAGATATTGATACTTTATTAAAAACTAAAGGAGATATTAGTACAAGACCTGAAGCTTTAAGAAAACTTATGGCTGCACAAATGGCGGCAAGAGATATAGCATTAGGTAGTGAAGATTTTGCTTATAAATATTTTGATATAGGAGATAAACAATTTGAGAAAAAATCTATTCAAATGTCTGAAAAAATGATTGGTGAAAAATTAAGAAAAGAAGGTAAGGTAACAGATGCTACTTTAGAAACTTTATTTGGAACTACAAAAGATATAACGGATGCTGGTTACATTACAGCTCATTATTATCAACAATTATTAGCTCAAAAAAATGATGGAGACGGTAATTCATTTACAATTTTTGTTACAGCTGAAAAACAAAAAGAAGAAGAAATAGACAAAATAATTGCAGAAAATCAAAAAGAATAATGTTATGGTTGAAAACGAAAAACTTGTTAACAAAGAAAATAAACTTCCTGAAAACATTTTATCTGAATCAGATACTGTAGAAACTACTGATAATATTCCAGAAGAAACTATAACTACTGAATCTGAAATTAAAGTAGAAAAACCTGAAGAAACTATAACTACTGAATCTGAAATTAAAGTAGAAAAACCTGAAGAAATTAAAGTTGCAGATGTAACATCTTCATATAGTGAAGAACAAAAAAAAGATTTTAATAGATTATTAGAATTACAAGTAAATGTTGAAGATGCTAAAAAAATAATTGCAGGTGAAAAAGTAGAAATTAAAAAATTAGATACAGATGGTAAATCAAAATACGAAGTTGAAAAAGAAATTTTATCTAATAGAGGAATAGATTTAGATTTAATTAAAAAATCTAAACCTGAAGCTGTATCAATAGCAGAAGAAGTATTTGTTGATAGTGCGGGAATAGAAAGTAAAGGTGGTTATATACCTGCTAAACTTTTATATGAATTAAATGGATATACTGCAGATAAAGAAAATGAAATAACAGGTGATATAAGATTTAATTTAGGATTTGGTTTAGATGGAGCACAGTTTAAAGAAAATAATATTAAGAACATGCTTATCAAAAGAATTACCGAATCAGGTAAGTATGATAAAGAAGTCCTTGCTAATTATTTAGATAAGATAGAAGTTAAGTCTGTTAATTTAAAGTACAAAGGTACATCAAAAAAAGGATTAGTTTATAGAATACCTAAAGAATTAGGTGGAACTAATATGTTTTCTGCTGTTGATTCTCCTAAACTATCTTCATCTGATTTAAGTGACGCTGTAGCTGATTCAGGTCCTATTGTTGCATCAATAATAGGTGGTACTCTTGGAAGTGCTTTAGGTCCTTTAGGTACTATTGGTGGCTCTTCTGTTTCTGCTGGATTTTCAGAGTACGCAAGGTTATGGTATGGTTATCATCATTTAGGTTTACAAAATGATTTATATACTCCTGAAGAATTTAATGAAGTTGCTAAAGATATGTCTATAAAATATGGAGCAATTGATGCTGTTGCAACTGGAGTATTTTTAGCTGGTGCTAAATTAATTTTACCTACAATCTTAAATAAAAATCAATTAGCTACAAGTACTATTAAAGAGTTTGTAGAAACACAAGGAAAGACTAATACTGGAATATTTAAACAAGTAAATAAAGTTAAAGAACAAATGAAAAAAGACTTTAACTTTACACAAAAAGAAGTAGATGACTATTTTGCAGTATCCGTAGGTAAAGCTATTTTAAACTCTGATCAATTGATTAAAAAAGGAAGTGCTGCACAACGAGCTTTATTATCTGACGAAGTTACAAAACTAGAAACCAGAGCTGAATTTAAAGCTATTGAAGATAAAATAATTAAACAGACAACTAATGTATCAGAGATTGGTAATAAGCAAGCTGATAAAGTTATTGCTAATATTCAAAGACAAATAGTAGGACAAGCTGAAGTAGGAATAAAAGAAGCAGAGTTAGCTTTAATAAAAAATTCTCAAGGGTTAGTTAAATTAGAAAAAACTTTTGTAGACGATGCTGCGGGAAGATATTTAGATGAATTTGGTGTAACTTTAGATGATACTTATAAAATACTTGAAGCTCGTATATCTGTTTTAAATAAAAATATTGAAAATGGAGTATTAAAAAACAAAACTCCTATTAAATTTAATGTTTCAAATGCTATTAGAATTTTAGAAAATGATCTTAAAAGATTTACATTTAAAAGAGGTTTATTTCCTACTAAATTAAAAACTATTGGTAAAAAAACTTCTCCTGAAAAGGCTGCTAAAATAAAAGATGATAATACATTATTTAAATTATCTCAATTATTTAATGAAGCTGGTTTTCAAAAAACAGGTAATCTATTAAAAGATGTTAAAGAAGGTTTTAAAGTATTACAAAAAAAACAAAATCTAACTTTAAAAGATGTTGTAACTTTAAAAAATGCAGTTAATCTTTTAATTGAAACTACCGACAATGCTACAGCCTCTGGTGCTTTAAAACAATTAAGTAAAAGTATTAATGGTAATATTAGTGAAGCAATAACAAAATCAGGAGATGAAACATTAGGTATACAATTTAAAGAACAATTAGAATTATTAAATTTAAAAAGATCAACTTTTTTTAAAAACTTTGCTGATGACTTTGGAAGTAGCATTACTAAAGAAGGGACAGAGAATTTAAAATATAATAGTGAAAACTTATTTAATAGAATTGTAAATGATT